TTCTGTACGGGTCTGGGGATTCTGCGAAACGCGAAAGGAAGTGCCCCTGATGGCTGGTCGTGGACCCGCACCCAAGGACCCCTCCCGCCGCGCACGCCGCAATGCCGACCCTAACGCGCTGCGCGTCATCCATGCCGAGCCGACTGACCAGCCCGAGCTCCCCGAGTTCGACGTGCAGGTCGAGGTTGATGGCGCGCTGTCGTCGCAGGCGTTCGTGTGGCCGGCCCGCACCCGTGAGTGGTGGGCGATGTGGGGGGAGTCTCCGCTGTCGGCTGACTTCACGTCCACGGACTGGTCCGAGCTGCTGGACACCGCCCTGCTGCACGCCCGGTTTTGGAACGGCGATCATAAGGTGGCTGGCGAACTCCGGTTGCGCGTGGCGAAGTTCGGTGCCACGCCAGAGGACCGCGCACGGCTGCGCATCCAGTTCGCGCAGGCTGACGAGGCTGACGAGAAGCGTAGCCGCCCAGTTGGGCAGGCCGCTCGAGCGAGGCGCGGGCCGCTCAAGGCTGTCTGATGCCGTGGCGCCCCTCGGTGCCCGGCGAGGTGCCGACGCTGGGCTGGTATGTCATCGACTGGATGACGTCGATGCTGGCACGACCCGCGTGTGACGACTACCAGCCGTTCGTGCCGTACCGGGAGCAAGAGGACTTCATCCTCCGCTGGTACGAGCTCGACCCGCTCACGGGGCGGTTCAAGCACGACCGCGGACTGTTGGGGCGTCCGCGCGGGTGGGGCAAGTCGCCCCTCCTGGCGGGGCTGTCGATCGTGGAGGCCCTGGCCGATGTCGTGCCTGACGGGTGGGACGCTGAGGGGCAGCCGGTGGGCAAACCGTGGCGGTCGGTCCGCACGCCGCTGGTGCAGATCGCCGCGGTGTCCGAGGAGCAGACGAACAACACATGGCAGCCGCTGCTGGAGATGATCCGCAACGGCCCGGTGATGGACGACTATCCCGGCCTTGACCCGATGGAGACGTTCGTCGCGCTGCCTCGTGGCCGCATGGAGCAGATCACCGCCTCCGCAGGTACGGTCAAGGGCGCACCGGGCACGTTCGCGGTGCTCGATCAGACCGAGGAGTGGAAGCTCCCGAACGCTAAGCGGCTCGCCAACACAATCCGCACGAACGTCGCCAAGAACGCCGGCCGCACGCTGGAGTCACCCAACGCATTCATCCCCGGTGAAGGCTCGGTGGCTGAGGAGTCAGCTGCCTACGCCGACGCCATCACGGAGGGGCGCGTGAAGCGCGCTGGCTTGCTGCACGACCACCGCGAGGCGCCGACTGACACCGAGTTGGGTGAGCGCGAGTCCCTCATTACAGGTCTACGGGTGGCGTATGGAGACTCCAGCGGGCACCCCGACGGCTGCGTCATACATGAGCCAGCCTGCCCCCCTGGTCACGTGGACCTGGAGTCGCTGGTGGCTCGGATATGGGACCCTGCGTCCGACCCGCAGGTGTCCCGGTCCGACTTCCTGAACCAAGTGACGCACGCCTCCGATTCGTGGATCTCACGGCCTGAGTGGCAGGCAGTGATGGCGACGGACAAGGTCATCGGCCCGCGCGACGCCATCGTGCTTGGTTTCGACGGTTCCCGCGGTCGGGTGCGAGGCAACGCTGACGCAACGGCCTTGGTCGGCTGCCGCGTCGAGGATGGGCACCTGTTTGAGATCAAGGTGTGGGAGCAGCCCACGGGCCGCCGCGACCCCGACTGGCAGCCACCGATGCTTGAGGTGGATGCCACGATCCGCGACTGTTTCAACCATTGGCGAGTGGTGGCGTTCTACGCAGATCCTTCGGGGTGGAACACGCAGGTAGCTCAGTGGGAGGCGCAGTACGGCAAGCGGCTCCGCGTCAAGGCCACGCGTGGGGAGCCGATCGCGGTGTGGCCGCGGGGAAAAGACTCGCGGGTGGTCGAGGTTCTACGGAACTTCCAGCAGGCCATCATCAACGGCGAGATGACACACGACGGGTCGGCTGGCCTCACCCGGCATGTGCTCAACGCTCGTAAGAGGCGGACCCGGTTCGGCGAGTTGATCTACAAAAAGTTCCCCGAGTCACCCGACAAGATCGACGCCGCCTATGCCGCGGCGATGGCATGGAAAGCGCGCACGGACGCGCTGGCAGACGGAATCGGCCGCCCGTCGCCACGGACAGAAACCCCAAGGGGCCGCCCCACTGGACGACGAGCAGCAGGAAGGCGGTGAGCGCGGGTGCCACGTTTCGCCACGGATGACGAGGTCGAGGTCTTCTCCCGGATGCGCCGGGCGATCGCCGTGCACCAGAGCCGCAACCTGTTGCGGACCAGGTATGCCGAGGCTGAGCATGTCATTGAGCACCTGGGCCTGCGCCTGCCGTCTGGCCGGGTGATCGAGCAGACTCCGCTGCACTGGCCGTCGAAGGCGATTGAGGTCTTCTCCTCCCGGTTAGCGCCGGCGTTCTTCTCGATGCGTGAGTCGTCGTCGCTGCTGATCGACCTGGAGTCGGTGTGGGTTGACTCGGCGGTGGAGTTCGCTGAGCAGCTGGCGATCCGGGCGGCGCTGCGTCACGGCCCGGCGTTCCTGTTCTCGTCCAAGGGTGACCCGGACAAGGGTGAGCCTGAGATCATCGTGTCGCCCCAGTCGGCATTGACGGCTACGTGTGAGGTTGACCGCCGCACCCGCCGCGTGACGTCTGCGCTGGAGCTGCTGGAGGGCCGCGAGGCGAACCTGTACCTGCCCGGCGTGACGCTGCATGTCTCGTCGCAGGCGAACGGTCGCCTGGTGGTGCTGGACGACTACCCCGCACCGCAGCGGGTGATGTGCTCCCCGTACATTCACGACGCGACGATCGAGAAGCCGTTTGGCTCCTCGAGGATTACCCGGTCGATCATGGGCTTCACTGACGCTGCCGTGCGGACGTTCATGCGGCAGGAGGTCAGTGCCGAGTGGTATGCCGCCCCCCGCGAGCGGCTGCTGGGCGTCGGGCCGGAAGCGTTCGACGACGAGCCCGGCTGGGTGAAGTCGATGATCGGCGGCACCGACGTGCTGCCCGACGTGCACCCTGACGACGACCCGGACATCCCAGACAACCTGCGGCGTGCTGAGATTGAGTACGCCCCGCAGATGACCATGCAGCCGTTCTCTGACCAGTTCCGGTTGATCGCGTCCCAGTTCTCCGGCGCGTCGTCGATCCCGCTGCAGTACCTGGGCATCGTCCAGGACAGCAACCCGACGAGTGCCCCGGCAATTGAGGCGCAGGACATCGACCTAGTGCGGGCCGTGAAGGACCAGCACCCGTCGTTCAACTACGGCCGACGCACGCTGGCGATCAACGTCCTGACCCTGCTGCACGGCGACGTGGACCCGGCGGACCTGCGGACGTTGGCGTCGCGCTGGCACGACCCGCGGGTGCGGTCGGTGCAGGAGCAGTCGACGTTCGTCGCGGCGCAGGTGGCTGCGGGCAACTTCCAGGCTGGCACTCGGGCGACTCTCGACCTGCTGCCGATCACGCCAGAGGAAGCCGCGTCGCACGCTGACGCGAACCGCATGGCTGCCGGCTCGTCTCTGGTGGGTCAACTGCTTGCCGCCGGTGCGGGCGACTCGGGTAGTGACCCTGCGGACCTTAAGGCCCGCGCGGACGCCCTGGGTGTCCTCATCCGTGCAGGTGTGGACCCGAAGATTGCTGGTGAGCGCGTCGGGCTTCCGGGCCTGACGTTCACCGGCACACCGGTTGCTGTCCGCACCGCCGGCGAGGACGCCTAGCCTCATGCCGAGTCGGGACGAGCTGAACCGACTTTCGCAGGCGCAGAACGAGCTGGTCGCCGCCGCTCGTCGGGAGCTGACGGCTTTCGTCGGGACGTTGCCTGCAGACCCTGCGCGGGCGGCGCGGGAGATTGAGCGCTTCTTCCCGGCGCTGGTCCGCACCTACGGGGACGCCGGAGCGGCCGTCGCCGCGGAGTGGTTCGAGCAGACCGCGAAGGGCACATCGCGTGTGGTGCTGGGCAGCGCGGTCGCACAGGCGCAGGCCGAGGCCACGGCCCGCTGGGCGGCCCGCAACCTATTCCTCGAGGAGTCGGGGTCTGCGACTGCGTTGCGCCTCCTGCTCGGTGCGACGCAGCGGTACGTGCGCCAGCCGGGGCGGCAGACGATCCGACGGTCCGCGGAGCGGTCCGGCGCCCGGTATGCACGGGTGACGGATGGTAGCGCCTGTGCCTTCTGTGCCCTTCTCGCTGGGCGTGGAGCCGTCTATGAGACGCGAGCCACTGCGGGTGACTTCGACGACTACCACGACGACTGCGGGTGTGAGATCACCGCCGTGTGGAGTGATGACGACTTGCCCGAAGGGTATGACCCGGAGGCGCTGTTCGCCCTCTACCAGTCGGCCCGCGACGAGGCTGGCGGCAGCACGAAGGCGATCCTCGCCGCGATGCGCCGCCAGCACGGGATGCGCTGAGGCGCACCACAAAAGACCACCTGCCCGCAGAACGTGCGGACGGGAACACCGGAAACCGGGAGCACCACATGACAGACACCAAGCCCACCCCTACCCCTGCCGACGTGGCTCAGGTCACCAACCCCACGGGGACTATCAACCCTGAGCCGACGCGACTGCCCGAGGACCACCCGTTGGTCACGGCGCTCGCGCGGCAGAAGCAGGAGAACGAGGCGCTCAAGGCGAAGGCTGCACGGCTCGACGAGATCGAGAGCGCGCAGAAGACCGACGCCGAGAGGGTGGCGGAGCAGATCGCTGAGGCCAAGGCCGAGGTCGAAAAGATCCCCACCGTCGTTACTGAACACCTGCGGGACCACCTGGTGGCCCTGCACAAGATCAGTGCCGAGGACGCCGAGCTGTTCCTCACCGCCACGTCGCCGGACATCCTGCTCAAGCAGGTGTCCCGGCTCATGGAGGGCAAAGGGCGCGTGGGGGTCATCCCCACGCAGGGCACCGCGAACCCGTCGGGCACGCGGGTGTCTTCCTACGAGCTGGGCCGCGAACGCGGCCTGGCCCGCTACCAGAAGCAGTAACTGAACCCCAGGAGGAATCATGGCCATCGGGCCTTTCACCACCGGGCGTAGCGGAAGCGACAGCTCCTGGATGGGTTCTCGGCACGCAGTGGCCGAGGCTCACCCTGGAACGCTGGACGCCACCGCGTTCGCCACCGCCACTGGAGTCGAGAACGGCGTCGTGCCGTCCGGCTACCCCGTCGCACTGGACGGCGACCTGCTCGTCCCCTACAACCCCGACCCGACCACAGGCAACACCCTGTACGGGTTCTCCATCGACGACCGCGACATCTCCAACGGAGACGAGCCGACCGCAGTCATGTGGCACGGCCGGATCAAGGTCGCCAACCTGCCGGTCACGTTCACCGCCCCGGCCGACGCTGGCGCTTTCGTCTTTGAAGGGAGTGGGGCCTGATGGCTCTCTGGACTGAGGTCAACCCGGCCGAACTGACGGCCTTCTCCCGTGTCGCTCAGGATGCTCTTGACGTGGGTCCGCTGACGGACGTTCTGCCGAACGTCTACCAGGACGAGGTCAAGTTCATCTGGCGCGTCAACGAGATCCTGTCGGAGTCTGCCGAGTACGGCGAGTTCGACACGGAGGCCCCGATCGGTGGCGGCGACAAGTCCGAGGAGAAGACCATGCGTCTGCTCCCCGTGTCTCGCAAGCT